CAGAGATCGTTTTTCACTGCGCCGCCCTCGCGTACGAAGGTCTCAGCGTCTTCTCACCACACACTGTCACACAAAGCATCGTAGGAGCATCCACCAGTGTCTTTTCAGCCGCGATCACAGCAGGAGTTAGGCGCATCGTACATTGCTCGTCGATGGCACGATACGGGAGAGGAAATCCTCCGTTTGTTGAATCAGACAGACCTGAGCCCCAGGATCCGTACGGAATTGGAAAGCTTTGTTCTGAACAAATGCTCCGAAATTTATGCGAAACTCACGGAGTTGAGTTTTCAATCGCGGTACCCCATAACATCATCGGCCCGCGACAGAAATACGATGATCCCTACCGAAACGTGGCCTCAATCATGATCAACCGCGCCCTGCAGGGGAAGCCGATTTTTGTCTATGGTGACGGTCAACAGGAGCGTTGTTTCTCCTATGTCGATGACTGCATCTCCTGTTTGAAGAAGATGGCTTTCCAGGACAACGTAGTCGGTGAGGTGATCAACATTGGGCCCGACGAGCTACCGATCACCATTAACGACCTCGCGCAGCTCGTGCAGTATCTCTGCTCAGTGTCGCTACCAATCCAGCACATGCCCGGTCGACCGCAGGAAGTGAAGATCGCGCTTTGTTCGTCGAACAAGGCACGCCGCCTGCTCGGGTACGAGACGAAGACCACTCTGTCGGATGGCCTCGCGGAAATGATCCACTACATCCGCGCCCGTGGCACACGTTCGTTCGACTACCACCTTCCGCTGGAAATCGTAAACGAGAAGACGCCGCGGACGTGGAAAGAGCGCCTGTTTTAAAGCGTTAACGCTTTCTTAGGGCTCTCCGACTACGTTCCGGCCGGATCCAACGAGGAGTTTTTTCCATGGCTAAGTCCAAGGTCGAGAGCGCCAAGAATGCCACGTTCGCCGAAGGTGGGAACACCCACATGTTCGGTCCGCAGGCAGCTGGCGAGCAGAAGCCCGCCGAGACGTCGCATGACGTCAAGGGCGGCGCACCGGGTGCGAAGTTTGCAGCCGGCGGTTCGAGCAAGATGTTCGGCTACGCTGGTAGCCAGACGGCACGGGCCGGCATTACCAGCGCTCGCTAACATGGCGAAGGGCCCCAAGGCGGCTACCCAGCCGAGAGCGATCAAGCTGCCTGATCCCAACAAGGTGATCAATGCGGCTCCGCGTTTGAAGCCCATTAGCACTCGGGAATATGGCAAGGGTGGAACTCCCTTGTCCGGTAACCCGAACATGGGTCAACGCGGCGGCGGGGTCAGCTTTGGAGGTCCGACCAATGGCTTTTGAACTGGATTTTTGATATGGCGTTCAAAAAGGATCTCACTCCGCTCACGAAGAAGGGCTCCGTCACGGTCCACAAGGGCAAGGGCGCCACTCAGGAGCTCCTGCCGTCACGTAGCGCCGTCAATACGCTCACCGGGCCCGACTCGGGCGCGCGCAACTTCAACGACTACGCCAAGGCGACCCCCAGTATCACCGAGGCATCTGATACCCCCGATGGTGGATCCGAGCTCTAACCTCCGGAAGCGTTTACATTTTCTCCGTAATCGTGCTCCCGACGAATTCAAGGAAGTCCAGCTGGCGATGAACGCTTGGGCTGGAACTAAGCTTGCCATGGTCACGGGTCTCTCTCCTGATCAACTGCCGCAGTTTCAGGGCCAGATGCAGGGCATCGAGTCCATTTTAACTCTTATGAAGGATTCAGAGGCTAAACCTAACGACTGAGCCTGCGACGCGCGGATCCCTCGCGCCTCACACGTTAGGAGAGAGAAATGGTCGAATTCAACACGACGGTCCCGAAGGATCGTATCGATCCGCACGTCAAACTCCCCTCAGCCATTGCGAACGCTTCTGCGGCGATTGACCGCTTCTATGAGGCGCAGAAGAACGGCCAGCCAGTCGAGCCCCCGGGCGTCCCCGTGCCGATCGATCCGCCGGTCCCCCCACCGCAGCCTGATCCGGCGCCTCCGCAACCCACACCACAGCCTGACCCACCTCCGCCGGCACCGCCCGAGCCCTCGCCCGAGCCGATACACGAGGACCTCGTCCCGACGCCCCAGCAGATACAGGGCGACGAGTGGGCGAATCGCTACAACGCCATGCGCGGCCGCCTGGGCGCGGAAACCAAGAAGTTCAACGCGGCGATCGCCACCAAGGATCAGCAGATCCTCGACCTCCACAATAAATTATCACAATTAAGTGATGAGGTCGTGAAGAGTAACCAACTTCTAAGCCAACTCAACCGCCAGCCACCGCAACCTCCTGCACCTGTTACCCCTTTGATAACAGACGAGGATTTGGAGCGGCACGGCGCCGATACGGTCGATTTCGTGCAACGTGCAGCGCGCGCCATGATCGGTCCTGAACTCGAACGGGTTCAACACCAAAATGAAGAGCTACAACAAGAACTTAGCCGAAATCGCAGGGCTGCGATGAACGCGGAATTGACGCTCGCTGTCCCGAATTGGCGCGAGATCAATGTCGACAAAAGGTTCCTGCAATGGCTCCGTAAACCAAATATTTACACAGGTAGGACCAATAAGGAACTGTTGAACGCAGCCGCGGCCTCTGCAGATGCACAGCGAGTGGCGGCGTTCTTCAAGGGCTTCCTCTCTGAGGAGAAAGTCACGGGTCACCAGCCCGATCCCGCAGCACCAGTGCCGCCGGTGGCGCCACGGAAAGCAGCGGTCGATCTGGCCAGTCTGGCGGCTCCTGGCAGTGGCAAGCCGGCTTCAGGTACAGACATGTACACGCCGCCTTCAAAGCCGATCTACAAAACCTCCGACTTCGAAAAGGTTCGTCGTGCAAAGGCTAAGGGCCAATACACGGCGGCGCAGGCAGCGGCGATCGACGCCGACATGCATGCAGCCACACTCGAGGGGCGGATCATCAAGGGTTAACCAGGGGTCTTCGATCGCATAGAAAGTGCCATGTAGACCCCGCAACAGGGGTCTACTCCTATGGCTATTCCGAGCGCAGGCTTTCCCGGCGCAACCTCTGGCTCCACGCCAGTATTGACGCCGTCTGGCTCCTCGCCCAACGGTCTCCAGGCTGCCGGGTTTATCCCGGAGATCTGGTCGACGAAGCTGGTCGAGAAGTTCTATGCCTCCACCGTGCTTGCTGCCATCAGCAACACGGATTACGAAGGCGAGATCAAGAACCATGGCGACCGGGTGAAGATCCGGACCAAGCCGACCATCACCATCCGCGACTATAAGGCGGACGGCCTGCTCAACCTGGACCGCCCCGTCGGCGGCACCGTTGAGCTGTACATCGGCAACGGCAAGTACTTCTCGACCATCCTCGATGACGTTATGGAGGTCCAGTCGGACCTGAATAACCTGTCGATGTGGTCGGACGACGCTGCACAGCAGCTCAAGATCGCTGTCGACACGGACGTGTTGGACGGCATCGTGGGTGGTGCTTCGGCCAATAACCGCGGTGTCACCGCGGGTGTCATCACCGGCAACGTGAACCTCGGCGTCAAGGGTGCGTCCCTGAGCGTCGTGGGCCGCAACCCCGGTGCTTCCGATGTGGAGCTTCTGGACGTTCTGATGCGTCTCGGCCAAGTCCTGGACGAGCAGAACATTCCGGAAGAGGGCCGCTGGGTTGTGATGCCGGCTTGGGCTGGCCGCATGATCAAGCAGTCCGAGCTCCGCCAGGCCTACCTGTCCGGTGACAGCGTCTCTATGCTGCGCAACGGCCGGCTGGGTATGGTGGACCGCTTCACCATCTACATCAGCAACTTGCTGCCGAACAACAGCTCGGACAGTGCGAACTTCAACTCGGGTGAATGGCCGGTCTTTGCTGGCCACGCGCACGGGCTGACCTTCGCCTCGCAGATTTCGAAGGTCGAGACGCTCCGTTCGGAGCTGACCTTCGGCCAGATCCTGCGTGGCCTGCAGGTCTACGGCTACCAAGTCGTGGACGGCAAGGCTCTTGCTCAGGCTCAGGTTACCCCGAACAGCTAACCGCTGGGGAAGGGTGGGACGACGGAGAGGCCCCGGTGGGGCCTCTTTTCGTTAGCAAAGCCTTAACGCTCCTGGACTACGTTGCCCTTTGATTTCAGAGGGCCCCGGCATGACCACCAGCGCCTCCTACTATGGCGAATTCAACTCAGACAGCCAGCCGACCCTGAACACCGTTCAGGACTACGTCACGTCGGCTCGAGTCCTCCTGCAGGACACCCTGAGCACAAATCAGCGCTATGACGACGCCTCCCTCCTGGTGGCGATCAATGTCGCCCTGCTGGAGGCGCGTCGCGTGCGCCCTGACCTGTTCGTTTACAACCATCGCTACCGCGGCCAAGCGCAAGCTTTTACCGAGATTGATGCCACGTACGTGGACATCGAGCCTCAATTCAGGTTAGCTATTCTGTACGGCTTAGTGGCGAGCGCCTTCATGCGCGACCAGGAGGACTACTCCGCCGATCAGGCCTCGTCCTATTGGGCGTTCTTCAACACCGTACTCACTGGCAAGGGCATGCCCCGCATGGCGTCGCCGGCCGGACCTGGGAGACCCTAATGTCTGACCACCGCGACGACGGCCGCCTCCGCGCCTACGCCCTGCAGCTGCTCAATCAGGCTGAAGTCCGTCTGCTGGGCATTTCGCAGGCTGCGCTGCGCGCTGAGTTCTATGACACCATGCGGACGTGGTTCGACGAGACGAATTGTTGGCAAGAAAACATCAACTTCGCAATCGTTCCCAACGTGCTCGACTATCCGATCGTCCCCAGCTCGGGGCGCATCATGCGCTTTCTCGCCGCATATGACGCGAATTTCAGCCCCCTGCCGGCCACCATGCCGCAACTCGGTACGGTGTCTTTCGCGCCATTCTTCATGATGACGCAGTCGGCGATCAGCGGGAACAGCTCCATCGTTACGGCTCGAGTCGTGCTCAACGTGGACGCGCCATTCGAGAACCACGGCATTCCCACCTTCCCGTCCTGGGTCCTGCCGACCTGGGGTACCTATATTCTCGACGGTCTCGTTGGCCGCTGCATGCTGCATCCGGACAAGTCCTGGTCGAACAACACGCTTGGCATGCTCCACTCCGCGCGCTTCCGCGATGGCTGTGGACGCGTGCGCGGCGACACGGCGAAGCAGAATACGATAGGCGCGCAAGTTTGGCGTTTCCCGCAGACGTTTCGCACTCGCAGCCAACAAGGCGGCGTGTCCACAACTGGCTCTACATGGTGA